CTGGAGCCATCTTAGCTAATGTCACGGAATCATCTGCTAATTTTCCAGTAGCGATACTTGCATCAACTAATTGTGATGCATTAATTGTTTTGTTTGTCAATATTGATGTTGAACTATTTGTGACTAAAACAGAATTACCACCAGAGCTTGGCAGTGTTAAAGTGTTAGTAGCACTCTCTGAGTGTGGTGCACCAATAAGTGTCTGTGCGTGAGCGTTACTAGACTCACAATAGAATTTAATCTGTGATACAGCACCGCCATCATTTTTAAGATCAATAAGACCACCCTCAATAAATAAATCATGAGGTAAAGTTACATGATTGTTTGCGTCTTCAATAACAGATTTAGATGCAGGCATTGTACAAAATACATCTTTAGTTCCTGCTGAAAAGTTAACTGCATTGTTAGAATTTGAAGATGTGATAACAGTAGTTCTTGCTAATGTATCGGGTGTTGCATCTGTAACAGTTCCTAAGCCAACCTCAAAATCTCCGTTCGAGGCTGTTATAGCGTAGTAGGTAGTATTAGAATTACCGATAGCTGCAACAAATGATTCAAAACCTGATACTGCTCCACCAAGATTTAACGTACCTGTTCCAGTTGTCGTTGAAGTTTCTTTTACTCTATCGTGTACTACCAATGCCATGTTAACTCCTTTAAAATTATGCTATTCTTAAAATCGCAGCAGATGTAGTGAATGCAGGGAACTGGATTGTAAATGTTCCAGATGTTGCAGTCTTATCTCCACCAAAATCTAACACAGCCACCGCATCAGTGGTATTCGAACCACCATTAGTTTGAGTGTTGTAAATTAAAGCTCCTCTTGCAGTTAATGTAACTCCTTGAAAAGATAAGTCAGCATAATCAGTAATAGCTATGCTTGAAGATACTTTCACTCCACTGTTGACTAAAGCTTTTCCGCCTGCAGTATAACCTGATGGTGAAGTTACTTCAGTGTTACTTCCCCCGCCTGGGTTAGTTGAATAATTTGCTGTTGATTTACCTAATGTTGCTGAACTGGTGTACATTGCTAATTTGAATGTATCTCCACCTGAGCCGTTAGCATCAAAATCGTGACTGCCCTGCAGCAACTCTTTTTTAAAAGTATCGCAGATTGCATTTGTTGTTATTGCCATAATATTTCTCCTTTTAATTAGTATTCGGAGATGGTGAAGGAATTTTTACTCTTGGTACTCCATCATCATACTCCGCTCGTCTTCTTCTGCCCATTTGTTGTAGAGCAAAATTCTGTACCTCTTCATTATACTTTGTTTCATACAGCTTGTACATATCCATAGGGCCTTTTAAGTATCTAAAGGCTTCAGTTAAAACGCCATGTAATAACATTGATTCTTGGTTTGTAGATATGTAAGTATTTGAAGTGCTTGTAAATTGTGGTGGTGTTTTAATGTAATTAATTTGCACAGTATCTGCACTTGCAGGGGTAGGTGCAACTAAAATTACTTGACCTTGTTGAACGTTATCTTCCCAATTAGCCCAATATTTAGGTTGTCCAGTTGTATTATCGTTTGGGGCAAATTCTGAAATAAAACTTGTATCTCTTTTTTCTAGAAAAATTCTGTTATTACTACTGTCTATACTTTGAACAGATCTCACTATTATAGCATCACCTGGTAATATGACGTATCTATTACCTGCCGTAAAAGTAGATGTTACATATTTTCTCAAATCATCATAATCAACTTTTCCTGCAATATCTAATTCTACAGATCTTATGAAATCATTTACAATTGTATCAGTTAAAACTGTGTTACTAACTTCAGTATAGTTTCTTACTTGTGTTAAAAAATCTGAATGTGTAATAGCCATTATGTAATACTCACTTCCGTTAATCCTACAACAACACTTAACTCTCTTCTTCTATTTTGTAAAGATGGATCAGCAGGTTTCATAGTGCTTATCACTACACCACTAAGTGTTACATCTTCTCCTGGCTGTGCTGAAATAAAAGCAAAGTCTCCAGGAAGAGTTAGGTTAGCATTTGCCATTCCTTGTCCACCTGATGAAGCAATTACTCCATCTATATTGGTAGGTGTTTGAAACTTCATGTTTCTAGAATTTTGTAAAGCAATTGCATCAGCAGTTACATGTTTTCTTCTAATTTGTGGATGCTTAGGTTCGAATTCAGAAGTGTGAACTAATGAACCATTCCATTCTTTGACCATCTCTATGTAAGGAAATGCCATGCCTGATCTGTCGGATATTGCCTGACTTCTTTTTCCTGTTGCCCATTTAGCCATAATTATATTCCATTAGGGTAAAAAGATTGAGGTGTAATATATGTAGATGCTCTTTGTCCATCTTCATCAAGAGCTCTTTTTAATTGATCTTCATAAATTAATTTATTTTGTTGCACAAGTTGAGGTGCGTTTTTCATTGCTAAATAATAAGCAAGACCTGCTACCATGCAGGGTAAAAATCTAAATACAACATCTGCATCATTTCCGTAAGCTCCGGCATCTTGTATTCTTTTAATTACATAATATTTTAAAACTGTGTAAGTATTTAAGTCTGGTGCTTGGTATAAATATATTTTAGGAATTTCTTGTCTATCAACATAGTATTGTGAGGGTTGTCCTTTAGCTAATTTATTTGGTAATGCTGCATAAGCAGATCTATCAATTTTTGTTAAAGATACGTCTTGTGTGTTTATTGAGTTTGCACCTGCTGCAGTTGTAGAGACAAAAGCTTCAAGAACATCGCTTACAGCTGAGTCAACAGCATATTCTGCTTGACCTGATACTAACGTGTTTTCATGTAGGGATACTTTCCAAAGATGGATACCTCTGTTGGCCCATTCTGCAAATAATAAATTAAGACTAGTTCTTGCTGATCTAAGACTGTAACCACTAGTTGTGGCCATTCCACATCTTTCGTAAGCTTCTTGTATGATTTCTTCTATAGATAAATCAAATGCTGTAGTCCCTGAAGTTGCCATTAATATCCTTTTTGCGGTTGTACAATTTCTTGGATTGTACCACTTTTTGACTAAACTTTGAAGACCTTAGGTTTTTTGCTATTAGGTTTCTTTTTGACTTGTAATCTTCTCTTTTTTTCACCTCTAGCTCCCCTAAGCTTACCATCTATTTGTGCTGTTATTTGTCCTCGTCCTATTGCCATAATTTACTTTACCATTTTTATATTTATGTTGCCAGATACTGTATCAGAATTACTATTTTTTAAAACCATATGATCAACAAAACTTGGAAACACCAGTAACTGTCCTTGCCTACATTCTGGTTTAAAATTTTCTTCAAAAACACTTAAGTTATCACATAAGTTTGTTTCATAGTACGAGGTTATTAATTTTACTGATGGGTTTATAAAGACAGTATTAGATTTATCTATTTTTTTATAAATAACAAAAGAAAAATGAGATTGCGGGTGATTATGTATTTCTTGAAAATCATTTTCTTTGTAATGGTTTTCCCAAATATTACTTAACTCTAAATTATGTGGTCCCCTTATATCTTTACTTATTAATTTAGATATACAGCCTAGAAGATATGTTGCACTTTCATCATCTATCTTTACTTCTGATTCATGTGATGCCTCTGTGCCAGACAGCCATCTTTTCTTAAATGTTTGATTTTTTAATTTTATTTTATCTACATCTACATTTGAAATGTAAATTGGAATAGAAAATAAATCTAGTTTCATACAAGGTCGATTGCTTTTCCTGTAATTGGTTTGTATTTAGTTTTGTTTTCTTCTTTATATGCTCTCATATACTGAGCTCTTGGGTGGTAAGGTATGTAGCTTGCATGGATCCATCCGCTATTGGGTTGTCCAGGCGTGTAGTATTCGAGAATCAATTGATCCGTTTCACAGTTCATTTTTACCCAATCAGCTACTTCAGCATTATCAACTCCTACACATTCAAAATCGCAAGCCTCAGCTTTGCAGTGTTGTGAATTAACTGAGCTACCAATAGCAGCACAAAGTTCTGGGTACGATACCCGCTAGTCACCTTAACTCTACCAAAATGATCACGCACTGGCTGTAAAATATTTTCACAAAGCATTTTTAGTTTATCTATCTGATCAGCATTAGGTTCATTATCAATACCCTTACGTACGGCTGTATCTGATTTGGTAAGTTCTAAAAGAGTGAAGTTACGACTTAAATTCATTTATATCTTTCTTAGTTTAATATTAACTTTTTTATCGACAAAGATCCATCTATATTTGTCTCAAGTTCTGCCATAGATTTTATGCATTGATATCTAACATGTCCTTCAGGTTTTAACTGACGTTTTGCGGTACGCTTGCCTTTGAGACATTCAGACATTGACTCCTGGATACGTGCTTCCTTGATCTCTCCTTGTACAATCATAAGCAGGGCTACAATTAACTCAGTCATGACTACCACTTCCATTTGCTCTTACTTTATCTTTTAATTGTTCAACATCATCCAATGCTTTTTCTAGTTGTGCTTTTAAAAATTCTATGTTGACTTTGTTTGTCATATTCATCTCTTGGGTCTGTTCCATTTTCTCTACAGACTTATAAAGATCTTCCAATAAAAAATGTTGCTCCTGGTCTACCGGAACCTGTTCAGATTTTTTAAGTAAATCATTTTCAAATAACTCACGTGATGTCTCTAGAGATACCAATCTTGAAGTGAGCTCAGTATATGCGAACACTCCAGCTACAACACCAGCAATAATCATTAGCATATTTTTAACTGGCATACTTACAGAGGTGTTTTCACTAATTTTCATTTTTAGGTCCTATGATTTTATCATTCATTAATTTAATGTCAGGATTTTCTTTTTTGTAATCATCTTTCAATTCATCCCATTTACTTTTACCATCTGCGGGTCTGTTATCTAATTTAACTGGAGTAACACCAATACATTTTGATACTAATAATCTAAAATTTTCATTCTGTGCAAGACTCGGATTGCTGTTAACTCTACCACACATCTTCATCAACTCTAGCTGTTG